GATGTTTTCAGAGACGCGCTCAAAAATGAAATGCTTAATCATGTCACTCATTTCGCGCCCTCCAAAACACATAAAATATTTCCATCCTTCCATAATCCATGTTGTAATTTTAGATTTTCATATTGCTCCCTTGCCTCGTCTCGCTCTTTGTAGACCTTTTCAAGCTCCCCCACCATCCGGTCGTGTTGTTCTGCTTCGCGTTGAGCGTCAAGACGCAGGATGTCATTCTCCTCCCGCACCTCGACCATCTCGCGCTCAGTTTTCACGCCTTTCTCGATAATGGAATTCCTCGTGGCTTTTTCGGCTGCGAGTAATGCGGCCAGCTCGTCGCGCTCGCGCAAGATGCGCTCGTAGTGGTTTTCTGATTCACTGATTATACTCATAAAAAAATGCGCGTATCGCGTCGCGCCCCGGTTGCTGCGGTTAAATCAGAACGGGATGGAATCTGAATCATCATCCACGGGTTTGCGGATCGTGCCAGCCTTGGCTGGCTTCGCCGTCTCCTTCGCTTCAATCCAACGCTCAATGGTGTTGAATCGCATGCTCGGATTTGTGCTGCCAGGCTCCTCTCCCAGTATAACCCATGCGGACATGCCCACGAAGTCCTCGGCCTCGATGCTAACATCTTCGCCTGGGACAACTGCCTGCCCGAGTGCTTGGCGCACTTGGTCAATTTTCCACGCAGCCTTGGCCGTGAAGGTCAGGTGTTCTGCGATCTCTGGACCGTCTGTTCCGTCTGCTAGTTTGACGCGGCAGGTCAGCTTAATCATGGGGTTTCCAGCTTGGCTGTTTTTCTCAATCCCCTTGGTGATTTCGAGTTGGTATTTGCCCGGCTCAACAAAGTAGGTCTCGCGGGGTTCTGATTGTGTATATGTTGGCATATTTATTTTGTGTTGATGTTGGTTTTGTGTGTTTTGGGGGTGATTGCTTGGCCTTTGCTTAGCCTTTACTTGGCCTTTACTTGTCGGAGTGTAGTGATCGGTGCGCCTGCTTTTATTGCCGATTCGTCAACCTCGACGCCGCCGGCTGCGCAAAACTCTCGGAATTTTGCTCCGGTCATTTTGCCGCCAAGAGCGAGGATGAGTGTCTCTTTGGAGACTCCTTCAGACGCCTTGGCGATGGCGTCGGCTTCGACGTATTCGCGGCCTGCGCTTGTCGAGACCTTCCAGCCGGGGATTTCGTCTCCGGTGTTCAGTCGTTCCTTTAGCGCATCCACCAAAGGTTCTGCGATCTCCTTTTCAAAGAACTTAAACCGCTTTGCGAAGTCCGCTAACTTCAGCGGGTCGGCAAGTATGCGGTCTTTGATGATGGTGAGCGTGTCCTTGTTTGTTGCGTCCACGTCTGCGAGTGCGGCCTTGCTTTGTAGGACAAGGGCACTGCACTTGTCTTTATTGGCGCACCAGTTGCAATACTCGCAAGGCGTCGGGCGAGCGAGCGTTGACGTTGCTGCTAGAATCCACCGCTGCGTTGTGGCCTCGGCCTCTTCACGGGTGAAGTCGTAGCTGCGGACAAGCTGTTGATCGACATAGACAACATGGCCTGTCCAAGACTCGGCAAAGTTGTCCTCCATGCAGGCGAGCGCATAGGCTGCGAGTTGTTCGCGGTAGTTACGCACTTGGCCGGTCTTGATGTCCGCAACCCACCGCGCCCGCTTGCAGATCGCATCTGCCGTGCCGAGCTTGGAAAGACCTGGGACTGCCATCGCAAGATATTCCTCGCGTGTTTCGACGCGCTCGCCGCCGCTTAATTGGCGCAAGGTCTTAATCCCCCACCGTGCGGAGGCTTGATCTTCCGCGGCGAGTTGTTCGGTAGCTTCGATGTCTCCATTCATCGCCATCCGGATCGCGTAGTCGATTGCCGTCCCGCGCTCGGCAGCCGCCGACGCACCGTGTGCGCCGACGAACACCGGACACTCTGCAAGCTTCGGAGCCATGCTGGGAGTCAGTTCTTTACTCATTTTCTGACTCCTTTCTTACATAAAATTCGATGTCTTTTAACAACGATTCTGCATCATCAAGAACATGGTATGGGTGCTTTCTTCGGTAACCGCCCTCTTTAAGATCTTCCCAAGATACTTCATAGCATTTCAGCCGAGGTTCTATAATAGGATGGCCAGAAGCATATTCTTCGTGAGTTGCAATTTCAGTATAATGTCCGCTCGCAAGGAGTCCTGCCACGAGTTGAACTAAAAACCGTTTCTTCTCCGTGCCCTCCGTGCCCTCTGTGTCCTCTGTGGTTAATCTCATGCCCCCTCCTTCGCTTCAAGCGCCTTGGCAATCAATGCCTCGGGGCGAGCCACGATGGCTGCGCGGAGTGTCTCCGAGACATCCCGCCAAGTTTGTCCTGGCTGGATGGATTTGTTAAAGACAAGAAATGCGTTGACCGCTTTCTCGTTAGCTTCAAGCATTTCGAAGGCGCGCACATGCTCGGCACCGGCTACCACAACCGCCGGTTCCGCTTTGGCTTTTGGCTTTGCCGCTGCGAATAAATGCGCGACCGACTCCCACTCCATCGGGAGTTCTTCGCCTAGCCCGCTGCGGGTCTTGGCGTCGTATGCCGCGCTGTGTGTTGTCAGGATGATGCGTTGCTTGCCGCCGGTTCCCTTGGCCTTGCCGTTTTCCGATTCCACCACTTTGGTTTTAAACCTGAAGAACCAAAGCTCGTCTGCCCATTCCTTAACGAGCGGTGAGCTTTGCTTACTCATCTTCAGTTCGTAACGGTCGTAAGCCGTCATTAAGTCCGGCGGTTCAACCCGCTGAACCTTGCTGTGAGCGAGAAGGACAACGTGCTTGCCAATCGCAATCAGCGAATCCAACGCGGTGAGCAATCGGCTCATGCGCTCCGTGACTTGCACCCAGCCCTTGCCGTAGCCAAAGTCTTCGATGCTTGTCTTCTTGGTGCTGGCGAGCAGGTCTTCCACGCATAGGCGCTCTGCCCAGTCTGCCGAGTCAATGACAACGGTCTGGTAGTCGCTGGCTGCGACCTCCTTCAGGGCGGCGTTAAGTTCAGACCAACTGTTAATCTCGCATCTGTCGGTGTCCAGGTGTGCTGTTCCGCCTTCGATGTCGAGAAACAATGGAGTCGGAAATTGCGCGGCGAACGTTGTCTTGCCAACGCTCTCAACTCCATAAATGACGACCCGCTGTGGCCGTGTTTGTTTGCCTTTTGTGATTTTCATAATTTCCAAACGCGGTATGCAAAAGTTCCTTGATTTCGTGATTGTCTTATTGTTACCTTGTGCCCAAATTTTTTTGCGGCGTATCGTACTTTTGCTTCGCAGCTGCAAAGGAAGCTGTCTCCTGGATCCATTTCATTAAATGGGTACTCACATTCTGTTTTTAATTTTTCAGGTATTGGAATGTTTTTTTGTATTTTGTAAGTTTTCATTTTTTCCAGATTTCCACCGATTGTTGATTTTCTCCGACAAATACGATGTCCGCATTTGCGCGATTCATGTCTGCAAGGATGTTCTCTAACATCCATTGTTCCCCCGGCAGCTTGTATGCCGTGGTGAGCGGACGGTAGCCGTCCGATTTTGCCTGCTGTTTTGTTGTTAGGTTCATGTGTTTGGTTTCCTATTTGTTGTTAGCAGCGTAAACGGCCACTGCCAGCGCCGCCCAAGTATTTTCTTTGGTTTTTGTTGTTTTACTGCGGGGATTAAGTTTGTCTCCGATTACCAATTTCAAGTATTTTGGACTCCAGCTTATCAATGCGATTTTTAAGGGTTTCATAAGATATATTTATTGAGCCAGTCGAAGCATCGTGTCGGCAACATTGTCTAAAAATCCAGACTTTTTTAATGATTGAAGTCTCTCACAAAGATCAACGAACTCCTTTAATCTAGCTATCTCTTCTTTATAGTCGCCTCCCAAGAAAAACTGTCTCACTTCTTTCAGGGCGCCTGTCATTTGAGATGTCTCAGTAATCATCGCAAATCTTGTGCTGCGAATATCCTCTAGATATCTTTTATTGTCTGCGCGAAACTTTTCCATTTCGCCACCAATTCCCTGTATTAACTCTTGAATGATTTGACGTGCATCTTCAGCGGCTTTTACATTTGGCCGAGTTTCTTTAGGCAGCTTTGCGATTTCAGCGCAAATCAATGCAGCAATTTCATCTCGATCAAAACACTGCTCACCATTTACGGTGCGAATTGTAAGTCCAGAAGTTGCAACATATGATGACCCTGGGATTTTAGAAGTTTCTTTGAGGACGACCGTTTCATTTATAAGGCTCATTTTTTTAGTTTTTTTCTTTTTGTTAGTTGGTTTGTTTAGGTTTAGTTTTTCTTTTACTTGTTCAGGTGGGAATGCCCACCACGGTGCTCGTGCAACTACTCGCGCGGCCACACGATCTATTGGAGTTCTCACTGGATCTCCGCCATCTACTCTTTGCCTCTGTTTTGGGTTCCATATTTTGTGTTGTTTGTCTGGAGGAATGGTGATTGGTTTTTGAAGAACTCGAACATAGGAAAAAGCATCTTCCAATGTGTGGAATTTATTCATCTATTAATGGTTCTGGCAGCGTAAACGGCCACTGCCAGCGCCGCCCAAGTGTGGGATTTGATGCCGTAGGTTGGCCCCGGCTTGGCCTTCGTTCCCTGCGACCCGATGAGATCGAGTAAGGCTTGGCGAATGTTCGCGTCCTTGGCTCGCATCGTTCCGCAGAGAAAAAGTTTGATGTCTTTGCGATAGCAGAGAGTCGGTTCGACTCTTGCAATTTCCGTGAAGCGCCCGATCCAGACGCATGTCTCGAATGTTGAAGCCCCTACCGCCATGCCGTAGCAGGCAACCATTTCGATTGCAACGGCGTCGTATTCAATACCGATGAGCACTTGGCGCATGTCATAATTTGATATCCAGCCATGATCAAAAATAATTCCATTCCCATATAACACGTATGCGCTGTGCGTCGTTCCTGGGTCAATAGCAAGGATGGTTTTCATTTGTCCTTCTTCTTAAGCCGCCCCGCCTCGCGTCCGATGTGGTAGCAAGCCACGCACGAGCCGAGCGTAAGCACGGCGATGGAAATGGCAAGCGTCGCGCTCATTCAAGGCCCTCCTCGGACGGATAGTTAAACTCTGCCCAATGCGTGACTATCTCGTGTGGCGGGAGTCCCGTCATAAGCTCCCATCCATTTTTTGAATAGCACCCAATCTCCAGAAGATCGAATCCAAAATGAAGGATGACGGTCTTGTTTACCTCCGGCAAAATCGCTGCGTCGTTCCAAGTCAAGGCGTTCATTTCTCCCCCCATGTTGTGATCCAATAGGTCAGCGCCGCGAAGATCGCGACCGGCCCGAAGGCTTTGAATGCCTCCCAAGCAAACTGCAAATTGTGGGTGATGAAGTCGGGTTCCATTTTATCGCTCCAAATCGACATTCAACGCATAAATGCCGTGAAGGTTAAAGAATTTTTCTTTTGCCTCTTGATAAGAACAGGCGTCTATCATGTCCCGAATCGGACCGAAAAGAGGGTCGTACCCCTCGCAGATGTATGTTTTAAATTTCATATTTTTAGAGCGCAACCCTTGCGTTGAGGGGAATTTTTCATCTTTCCGAAAAATGAAAAGATTTTTTTGAGATTTCCCGAAAATAAATTTTGAGAAAAGTCTTTACAAACCTGCGCGTCCAATGCTGGTGCGGTGAAACGGCTTTTTTATTTTGCGAGCGGACGGTAGAACACAAGCTGTCTTATTTGCGCCCCGCGCTTAACCTTGGCAAGTTTTCTTTCAAAGCGTCCCAGATTTACTTCGGCGTCGAGAGTGCAAGAAAGCGTGTTTCGGCATCTCCCAGATTGCTCTGAGATGTCGTAAACACTCTGCCAACCCTCGCTGTGGAGTTGTTCGAGGTCGTCAACTTTTGCCTGTTCAAATACTCGCTCCCAGGCGGCGGTTATATTGGCAGAAGCCAGGAGTGATTGTGTTTTCTTTCGCATGTGTTTATTGTGATCGTTTTATCGTTGTAGAATCCGTATGCAAATCCCTGCGACCATGCCAGCGTTGCGCGGCGTGTGCTGGCGTATTCCATGTCGAAGCGTGCGAGCATGCCGGTACAGTGTCCGGTTGCGCCGTCGAGCGTGCGGGCGCGTTCGCTGCCGACTCGGTGAAGGTGAGCGAGAACGCAGTTGCCGTAGGTCTCCGCATGGTCTCGGATCGCCTGCATGTTGAACATGTAGCCGTGCAGGAATTTTGTTCCTCCGAGTTCGACGTAGCTGCGGATGTGGTATGGATAGAGACGCGCCTTAAGCTTCTTGGCGGCCTCCTCGATGGCTTGGATCGTAAGCGTGGCGGCGTGCGCTGCCAACGCGTTAGGCGAGGCTGCGAGCTTGTAGAGTCGGGCTTCGTGGTTCCCGAATAGGATGTGCTGCGGCCTGAGTTCGTGCAGGAAATCAATTCCCGCGCTGAGATCGTCGCTTACGCTGGCCGCGCGGTCGCTGGAGTTCGGGTCGTTGACGGCTCCTGTGCGGAATGCTGCAAGGTCCAGAAAGTCGCCCAAGTGGAATGTCGTCTCCGGCTTCCATCGGTCGCGGAATGTCAGGACTGCCTTGCGTGCTTCAGGGTCGATCTGGTCGCCGTGTGAGCACCCGACCGCCATCCATTTTTTCCAGCCTTTGGATATATTCATACGAGGTCGGGGATTTCGTTGTCCTTGCGGAGTTCCCAAATATAGCTGCGCACTTTTTCGAGAGTTTCGGCGCATGCGGTGTGACTGCATCCCTCTTCGTCACGCCACTCGCGAAACT